CCATTGAAGGATATAAGAACGTTTCTAGTAAATACACTTTAGATCCTAAATTTACTAGTCAAGATTATATACAAAAATATCTATCAAATAAGAGAAGCGTTGCCGCTTTTGACAAGGCTGCAAATACCGCTAGATTATTAGCAGTTAACGCAGATCCTGTTAGAGTAAATACATTAAGAACTCTTGGATATATTAACAATGCCCAAGACTTAACTGACTTTTATTTAGATGCAAATGTAGGAACAGAAAAGATGCAGCAAAATGTAAATACTGCCGCATTCGCTATTGAAGCAGTACGTAGAGCAAATACACTTACTCCATTTAGCAAAACTACTGCAGAGCAATATGGCGCAGCATTGACTGCTCAAGGATTAGATGAGGCTTCTGTTACAGCACTTGCCTCTCAAGGATATCAAAGAATATCCGAGACCCTAGAACCTTTAACTAAAGCATCAGGTATTTATGAAGGTACTGGCGCTAAAGATGCCGCTACTATTCAATCAGAACTTGAAGCAGAACAATTTAAAGGACTTGAATCAGAACGTCGTAAGAGACTTGCTGAACAATATACAAGATCACTTCAAGGACAATCAGGTATAACTACACAGTCATTAAGTACTGGAGCATACCTAGCATAACTAGAATCCCGACATGGATCCATCGGCCCCATGCGGCGTATTAGACCGATAGTACGAGCCAATATAGATGCCCCTATTTATATTGCGGCGTACGCCAACTACTAAGAAAAGGGAGAGGTTGCTATGAGCAACAACCGCGATAACTACTGGGATGAAAATGATGATGAGGATGATGTCGATATGACAACGTTTGATTCTGATACAGACCTTGTAAAGAAACTACGTAAGGCCTTAAAGGTCGAGCAAAAGAGAAACAAGGAACTGGAGTCCTCTTTAGGAGAACTCACCAAGTCCCAAAAAGAGCGGGTTTTGAAGGATGTATTTACATCCCGTGGCGTAAACCCAAAGGTTGCCGCATTTGTACCAAATGATCTAGATGCTTCTGAGGAAGCGATCTCTACATGGTTAGAACAGAATGCTGAAGTATTCGGTATTCAACTACAACCAAAGAAAGAGATAGACTCTAAAGACGTCGCATCTCTGCGACAAATGGACAATGTAACAACAGGGGCTTTATCCCCCGACAAGGCAGAAGATATGAGCATAAAAATTCAATCTGCACAATCTGCTGATGACATTCTAAACCTAATCTACGGTTCACAATCGTAGTAATTTCAAACTAACCGAAAGGATCTGCTTAAATGCCAGATTTATATACCAGTGCCGCCCTGCCATCAGGGCAAGCAGGCACAGTGGTCGGTGCTAACCTTGTAACACAGGCGTATGACCGTCTCGTAGAGTTCGCTCTTCGTTCCGTACCGTCATTCCGCGCTGTGGCTGATAAGAAGCCTGTATCACAAACTCACGCTGGTTCAAGCGTACTGTTCCAAGTTTACAACGACTTGGCAGTAAAGACTTCTACACTAACTGAAACTTCAGACGTAGAAGCAGTAGCAGTACCTGCTACAACAACTGTTGCTGTAACTCTAAACGAGTACGGTAACTCAATCATTTCAACTCGTAAGTTGGACCTATTCAGCCTTGCTGATGTAGAGCCAGCACTTGCTAATATCGTTGCATACAACATGAACGATTCTCTAGATCTAGTAGTTCGCGGCGTTCTTGCTGGCGGAACTCAAGTAATCCGTGAGATCGCAGGAGCAATTTCAACTGCTGCTGTAACTGGTGTATCTGCAACTGATACAATCAAGGCGAAAGATATCCGCTACGTAGTAGCGAAGATGCGTGCAGCAAACGTAGTTCCACGTCGTGGAAACCTATTTGCTTCATACATTCACCCAGAAGTTTCACACGATCTTCGTGCTGAGACTGGAACTGCTGCATGGCGTCAACCTGCAGAGTACGTAAATCCAGCAGGAATTTACGCAGGCGAGATCGGAACTTTTGAAGGCGTTGCTTTCATCGAGTCTCCACGTCTACCTAACTCACAGGCTGGTGCTGGTTCAGGAACAACTCAAACTCGCGTCTACGACACATTTATCATGGGTCAACAGGCACTTGCTGAGGCTGTTGCTGAAGAGCCACACACAGTTATCGGTCCAGTTACAGACAAGTTAATGCGTCTACGTCCAATCGGATGGTACGGCGTAATGGGCTGGAACCTATATCGTCCAGAAGCACTATGGCGCGTACAGACTGCATCAGCAGTTCGTCCAGCGGCGTAATCTAAATAATTAGATAGGTGGGGCTAAGGGAAACTTTAGCCCTATCTGTAAATTTATTTAAGGAGAAAAATGCCAACAACAAAGTACTACTTTGAAACACCTTATATCGAAGAAGGTCCAGCAGCCTATAACAAGTTGCATATTAGATATAAATTAAGACGTGGTATAACAGTCATTAAAGAGAATGGCGTTTATCGTCAAGCAAGATATCCTTACATTGATGAATTAAATGCAGCAGAAGCCTATTATCTAGGTGGAAGTAAGTATGAAGTTACCCTTGCTGAAAAAGCCTCATTAGAGGCAGCAGGGTATACTGTAACAACAGAAATAGTCTAAGGGGAGACATGTCATTACATAGACAAAGAACACATCCTGTAGAAGTTGATGGATGTTTTGGTTGCAAGATTTCCGCTTTACAGTTGAATCCTGGTGAGGCTTCTACTCGCACCACGATGTCAACTAAGAAGTGGGATGGGGAACTACAGGCTTACCGTGATGCTCGTGCTCAAGGTATTCAACCTGCCTCTACTAAGATGAAAGATATCAAGGCAGCAGTTGCTGCATCAAACCACTTCGGCAAAGCATTTAAAGCCGACGAACCAGGAAGAGGACTAATCTAATGTCAATGAAGGGCGAGAAGTACAAGAGCAAAAAAGCCAAGATGAAGCATGAAAAGTCAGAAGGCAAAAAAGAGCGCATGATGGAATACGGTAAAAAAGGCGCTATGAAGAAAATGGGTAAGAAGAAGTAATGAAGAAAGCAACCAAGGGAGCCAAGAAAGTTGGCAAGGTTATGCGTGAATTCAAATCTGGAACCCTACACTCTGGCAAGGGTGGCAAAGTAGTAAAGTCTCGCAAACAAGCAATTGCTATCGCAATGAGTGAAGCAAAGATGGCTAAGAAGAAAGGCCGATAATGGCAAATAAACCACGTTCTAAGGCTGACGATAAGTCTCGTCAAACTCCAAGTTTTAAATCATCTATTGCTGGATATGTTAAGAATGTTGCCAAAGAGGCAAAAGACTTTGGTAAGGCATATCAAGCAACAACTGAAGCATCTAATAAGATGGGACCAGGAACTGATGCTTATGCAAATAAAGTGCGTAAGAAACAAGATCAACAAATGGGTCAATTCTTTGGAGCACTACTTCAGGGTCGTAGATACAAATAATGTCATCGGGACAGCGTAAGAGACATGATGGATTTAACAAGTCTCTAATCAAGGACGGCATGGTTGTCATTATGAGGAAAGACGGAAGCGTCAAACTTCGTAAGGACATTAAGACAGGGGAAATAATAAATGGGACAAAAGCAAGAAACGGTATCTCTAGCCTGGTGCGATAACGGAAATGTAGACGGATTATTCATGCTTGGAGTGACCGATGTGTTGCTCCAATCAGGAATTAAATTTACCTCTACAATTCGTAGTCAAGGCAATCAAATTGCTAGACAGCGGGATAGACTGATTAACCATTGGTACGATTCCAAGAAAACAGACTGGCTACTCTGGGTAGACTCAGACGTAGTAATCAGTCCAGAAACATTTAGATTACTTTGGAATAACAAAGATAGACTAGCAAGACCAATGATTACTGGAGTTTACTTTACTTCAGATAATCCTGAAGAACCTTTAATGATTCCGCTTCCAACTCTCTTTACATTTGAGGATACTGAAGATGGTGGGATTGTATCTAAAAGAATTCATCCACTACCTGATAATAAACTAATCAAGGTAGATGCAGCAGGTATGGGATTCATACTAATGCATAGAGATGTAGTTACTAGAGTTAAAGAAAAAATGGGAGATGTCAGACTGTTTGCCGAACTAGGCAAAGGTGATAGTTTCCTAGGAGAAGATATTTACTTCTTCGCTTTATGTCATCAAGTGGGTGTACCGCTATGGTGCCATACAGGAGCACTTGCTCCACACATGAAGAGATTCTCGTTTGACCATCACTACTATAGAGCAATATTTGGGAGTACTAAAAATGGCAACACCAGCGTGGCAACGCAAGGAGGGGAAGAATCCTAAAGGCGG